TGTGATTTCAAATATAACATTTTTAGTGTTACAATTTAAGTTTGACTTGTTATATTACAATTGCCATATTCATTTGTATATTTTTTTATACGAACGGTTATGACACTAGATCCACTCAGGAATCACATCATCGATGAAGTAATCTCTTTTAGGCTTTGCAATCCCAATAAACTGCTTGTGACATTCCCACAGATCCATGAGGTATCCGATGGGCATCAGCCAAACTTCATCCTCTTTTCTATTAAGGTGAGCGGTGCCATAGTAGATCAGTCGGGTAAAGAGTTCTTCATCACTTACCCGACCACCTCGTTTTTTGAGGGTTCACTCTCCACAGTTCTTTTTGTCCCTTTTAGCATACTTGCCATAATAGCATTCTTGTAGTTTGCCAGGTCAAAAGGTGTTGTTAGAAGTTCCACTTCCTCTTCAGCAATCAAAGGCTTTTTATCATCTTTGTTTCTAATATTATGGATGAGAATTGACTGATTAGCCAAAAGCGTAATAAGCCACACAATCTCGTCAAGCGCCATTTCAAAGTTCTCGCTTTTCATCAGCTTCTCGCCTAAATTCTCAAGGCCTCCGTAACGTTTTGCTATTTCCTTGGTGGCTTTTGTTGTGAGGATCAGCTTAAATTCGGTCTCTCCAATAAATATATTGGCGCTCCTCTCCTCCGAAGCTTCATCTACTTTTATTTTTTCATCTGCCATCTGCTATTCCTCCTTAAGAAACCACTACAGTGGCAACAGTTGTGGTAAGTGACTCTGCACCACTAGAGCTTAAGACACAGTAGTAATAGTAAGTGTCTACTACAAGGTCTGTTGGAATATCAAAACTTGCAGAGGTCTCTCCATTAATCGCTGTGCCGCCTGTGGTGCTGTCAGTAATATTTTCATACCACTGATAGGTCACAGGGTTTGAAGTGTTGGAGCTTGCCACAACAGAAAGGCTTCCAGTAACGCTCCCTGCAGTGACTTCTGTTAAACCCGCAGGCTGGGTTGAGATTGTAATAGTTGGTGTAACCGCCGTAAAGTCTGGTTCATATACATCACTAAACCACTGACTGATGATGGATGGTGCCACACCATTATCCCCTTCAGTGACTTCTGCCTTCCAAGGATGCTTCTGTTCACCGTCCAGCTTATTTCTTCTAAAGACGGTCCCTTCTATGGTGGGACTACTAAATGTGATGGAATCTCCTTTGGTGGCAAGACTTGTGGCGGGAACAGAGAAGATAACTCTGTAGAGCCAAAAGTAGCGATACTTTCCATTGGCCTTCTTTGCTCGAAACCCAATGGCTACTGGTGATCCTCCATCTTCACTTCTTGAAACCACTACGTTGTTGCTGTCAATCTTGCACCCAGTAAGGTCTTGGGCTACTAAAGACCCAATGTCATCTATTCCTAAAGTCAGTGCACCACTCTTAAACTCTTTAACCACCTCTGATGCACCGTCGTCTGCATAAAGAATAGCCTCGATAAGTTCCACACTGAGTTCCGCCGTCATAGCTTTTGCCAGCACTTTTGGGGTACCATAGGTTTCGATACCGTTCTGGTCTTCTGTGATCTTGGCATAATATAAACTATCTATTCCAATTGTTGCCATGGTTATTTCTCCTTTCGCTAGTTACTTAATTCATAGATTTTCGCCACATCAATGGCGAAGTGGTGAAAACCGGTATCTTCTTCATATCCTAGATACCTTCTATCAGTTATGGTGAAATCTGCTTCCAGCAGTGCCTTTGAGATCTCGCCCTTTCTCTTTTGATAATTTAACTTTGAGAATAAGGAAAGGCGAACCTCCTGCAGCTCTGCCCCAGGCAGATCATCAGCATAATGTTCAAAGATATCACTCATGGGGACTAGGACCAAATACTCCTCTGGTGGCTTTTCACTAAAGACACCCGTTTCAATTGGTATCCCCAAAGGCTCAAGGGCCTCGCTTAAATCTTTCAAAATACTATGATGCATTCCTTTCACCTTCCTACTTTAGATTTTACTGATCTCTTCCTCCAGCTTTCTTTTCATGGCTTCGATACAGGCATTTTTGCTGGCAGTCTTAGCCGGTTTAAGAAAGGGTTTGGCCCTCTGTCCTGACTTTCCATACTCAAGGATATTGGCAATCTTGGCATTAGACTCCCCATCTTTTCTTGGTTCATCAAATCCAACTTTCACATCATGGTTTCCATTTCGGTCAATTCCACTAGGGGATACTCCTAAAGCATTCACAAGTTCTCCTGTTGTTCTTGAGGGAAGCTTTGTATCACTTCCAATAATAGCTTCAAGATTTGCCTTCACCCTGGCTTTCACCACTTCGCCACCAGCTTCCAATACTTTAGGGATTATTTCCTCGGTCTTATCACTAAGCGTTGCAATTTTTTTTAGAAAATCCTCAGGCATCTTAAAACTAGATGTCGCCATGAAATCACCTCCTACTCCTACATAGGTTCTATTTTTTCTGTCGCTAACTCTATATAGCGGCTTCTGATTAGTTCCGCACTGATCACCTTAAAGTTACCCCGGTCACATCGAAGGATCATCCCTGGCCTAATCTCAAAACCTGGAATTTTTCTTATCTGGAAGATGGCATTGGCTTTAGTGTAAGCTGCCATATTGGCCCACTTCAAACTTCCATGCCTCTCCTCAAGGTAGGCTCTTACTTTGTAGAGGCATTTTTCATCTTTCCTCGTAAAACCTTCTTCATCTTTTGGGGAGATGATTTCTAGTATTTCTATAAAGGTATTCATCTTGCCAAAGCTCATCTGTCTCACCTTCCTTTAGATATATCTCATCATAGTCACGTCCTCGATCTTTCCTTCGACCATTACGATAACACCTTTTCTGCCTCTTTCTCTTCTTTTGCACCCATAGCCTTTTCATTAAACCTTCCACTCCTTCCCCATTCGAAGGAGGAGGTGTACGGTTTTCCAGACCTGTTCTGAGGCTCTGACATCATTGTTGAAAAAACCTCCGGTGGATCCATCCCGACTCTCGTAGAAGTGAGTAGCCAGCATAATGACTCCTTGCTCAGTGGCTTTAGACATCAAATGCTCAGTATAATAATCTGTCTTCAGTTGCTGATAACCTTCAGCATAATTTGTAGCTGCTGCAATGAAACCTTCTATTAAAGCATCATCCTCTGAATGGGGTAAAATAAGATTTGCTTTTACCTTATCTAGTAGTGCCATGATTTATCACTCACTTTCCATTAAACCAGCAGTTTTCAATTTTAGAAGCAGGTCATTAAAATCTGTCACTAGATCCGAAATCTCCGTGGCTGTACTATGCGTTTGAAGTGCTGCAGGTTTTAACTCCGTTCCATCAAAGGTGATTT